TATTAAAAGGGTTATACCTTTTAAACTACAAAAAATGTATTTGGAAAATTTAGACTGGATGAAAACACGCTTACAAAAAGAACATAGACACAGGCGTGCTACTAAAAAAGTAAGTATATTAAAAAGTAGATTTTAACAGATGTTAGATAGGGCTGTGCTACCCCCTAGTGCAGTCCTAGACTTCTTATAAACAATAAATAGAAATGAAAAGCAAAATATAGTAATAGACGCCAAGTATAGGTGTAACGAGATAAAAACACAATTGCTATTCGATTATAAATAAATATATGGCAGAAGATAATATACATAAGTTAGCAGTAGACATAGAAGGAATAAAGAAAGATATTGCTAATGGTAATATGATTCATTCTAGACTAGATACTGCTATAGATAAACTTACTGATGTATCAACATCTATTAAGCAGATGTTAGCCGTACATGAACAAAAACTAACCCAATCAGAAAAAACTGAAGAAATCTTATTTAGTAAAGTAAGAGAAAGGGGTGAAGAATTAGATATCGTATATAGAGATTTACAAAGAGATATTTCTCAAGTTGAAAAAAGATTACTACTCGAAATGAAAACCTTAAAATCTTGTTTTGACGGAAGAGTTTCCGTTCTTGAAAGATGGAGATGGTTGATTATAGGTGGTGCTCTTGCTATAGGATTCATACTGGCAAAAAACATGCCAAAAATTATCAATTCAGCAGGATTCTTTTAATCTAACTATCAACCAGACTTGACATATCATGTATACTCCTGTATACTAGCACGAGTGTTATGTCAAATTATATAGATTTAAAATATATCAATATTCTATCTACCAGGTTAGAACAATTTAAACAACGAGGAAACAATCTGTTTAACTTCAGGTGTCCTTATTGTGGTGATTCTGGTAAAGATAAAACCAAGGCAAGAGGATATTTGTATGCAGTCAAAAATGACATGTTTTACAAATGTCATAATTGTGGGCATGGTACTAATATGCCTAATTTTGTAAAAGACCAAGACAATAAATTATATTCAGAATATTGTTTTGAGAAATTCAAAAGACCAATTAAAAAAGAAGAAGTAGATTTTAAACCTGTCTTTAAAAAAGTAGAATTTAAACTAGACTTAGGTATAAAGATTTCAGATTTGGATGACAATCATCCTGCTAGAAAATATGTAAGTAATAGAAAAATACCTGAAGATAAATTTGACTTATTATTTTATTGTGATAAGTTTATGACTTTAGTTAATAAAGTTAAACCTAAGACTTTTAAAAATACAGACAGAGATTATCCTAGATTGATAATACCTTTCTTTGATGAATCTGGAAAATTGTTTGCATTTCAAGGTCGTGCTTTTGGTAAAGAACAACCTAAATATATCACTATTAAGTTAGATGAAAGTAAACAAAAAGTATACGGACTTGAAAGAGTAAACTTTCTAGAACCAATAAAAATAGTAGAAGGTCCTCTAGATAGTATATTTTTAGACAATTGTTTGGCGGCCGCTGGGGCAGACTTAAAAAATATTAAAAAAAGTCTTTCAAGTGAGCAGATAACTTATATATATGATAACGAACCGAGAAATTACGAAATCATCAAACAGATGTATAGTGTAATTGAACAAGGTTATAGTATCGTTATATGGCCAGATTACTTTAAACACAAAGACATTAACGATATGATTCTATCAGGCTTGACTTCTGAGCAAGTTGCTGATATAATCATCAACAATACATATAACAGTTTAGCTGCAAAGGCTAAACTTGATTTTTGGAAGAGAGTGCAAATATGAATGAACAACAAATTTATGTAGTTAAGAGAAATGGGCGTGGTAAAGTTCCTCTTGATATCGAAAAGATACATGAAATGGTAGAGTATGCTTGTGAAGATATAACCGGAGTATCGGCTTCAGAAGTAGAAATGAATAGTGGTCTACAATTTCATGATGGTATATCAACACAAGACATCCAACAAATATTAATCAAGTCAGCAGCTAATTTAATATCATTAGAAAAACCAAACTATCAATATGTGGCTGCAAGACTATTATTATTTGGTCTAAGAAAATCTATCAACAGAAGATTATGGGACCATCCACATATATTTGAACAGGTACAAAAAGGTGTTAAGTTAGGTGTCTATGATAAAGACTTATTAAAGTGGTATGACAAAAGAGATTGGGATAGAATGGAACAATGGATTGTGCATGAAAGAGATTATGAATTTACATATGCAGGTCTAAGACAAGTTATTGACAAATACTTAGTACAAGATAGAAGTACTGGTGATGTTTTTGAAACACCACAATTTATGTACATGTTAATTTCAGCTACAGTATTTTCTAATTATCCTAAAGATACAAGACTTACATATATCAAAAAATATTATCGTGCAATCAGTAAACACTTAATCAATATACCAACACCAGTTATGGCAGGTGTAAGAACACCACTTAGACAATATGCTTCATGTGTATTAGTAGATAGTGATGATACATTAGAATCTATTTTTTCTTCAGACATGGCGATAGGAAGATATGTTGCTCAAAGAGCAGGTATAGGTATCAATGCAGGCCGTATCAGAGGTATCAATTCTAGAATTAGAGGTGGTGAAGTACAACATACCGGTGTTATTCCTTTCTTAAAGAAATGGGAAGCGACTGTAAAGTGTTGTACACAAAATGGTGTAAGAGGTGGTAGTGCAACAGTACATTTCCCAATATGGCACCAAGAGATACAAGATATATTAGTATTAAAAAACAATAAAGGTAGTGATGATAACAGAGTTAGAAAACTAGATTACTCAATACAATTATCAAAACTATTCTATGAAAGATTTATTAAGAATGAAGACATAACATTATTCTCACCACACGAAGTGCCTGAACTATATGAAAATTGGGGTACAGATAAATTTGATGATTTATATGTGGCTGCAGAAAGAAAAACTTCAGTATATAAAGAGAAAGTAAATGCACAAGATTTGTTTATGTCTGTATTAAAAGAAAGGGCAGAAACCGGTCGTATCTATATTATGAACATAGACCATTGTAATACTCACTCATCATTTAAAGATTTGATTAGAATGTCAAACTTATGTCAAGAGATTACATTACCAACAGAACCACTTCAGCACATTGATGGTGAGGGGGAAATTGCTCTATGTATACTAAGTGCTATCAATGTAGGTAAACTAGTCTATTATGATGACCTAGAGAGTCTATGCGACTTGTCTGTGCGAGCTTTAGATGAGATAATTGACCATCAAGGTTATCCAGTAAAGGCAGCTGAAATTAGTACTAAATCAAGAAGAAGTCTAGGTATAGGTTATATAGGATTAGCACATTATCTAGCAAAATCAGGATTCAAATATGATGAACAAGGGGCATGGGATGCCGTAGATGAATTAACAGAACACTTTCAATATTATCTATTGAAGGCAAGTAATAACCTTGCAAAAGAAAAAGGTAAATGTGAGTACTTTCATAGAACAAAGTATTCTGATGGCGTCTTACCTATTGATACTTACAAGAAAGAGGTGGATGAGATTGTAAATCGCAAACTAACTCTAGATTGGGAATCACTTAGGAAAGAAATAACTGAGCATGGTCTCCGACATAGCACTCTATCAGCTCAAATGCCATCAGAATCATCTAGTGTGGTTTCAAATGCTACAAATGGCATAGAACCACCTAGAGATTATCTATCAGTTAAAAAATCAAAACAAGGTCCTTTAAAACAAGTCGTACCACAATACTCAACATTAAAAAGTAAATACACTTTATTATGGAGTATGGGTGGGAACACCGGATATATAAATATCGTTGCAGTAATGCAGAAGTACTTTGACCAGGCTATATCAGGTAACTGGTCATACAATCCAGAAGACTACGAGGAGAATCAAGTACCATTATCAGTAATGGCACAAGACCTTCTTACGACTTATAAACTAGGATGGAAAACATCTTACTATCAAAACACATATGATGGTAAGACAGATGAAGATGATAAACCTGATGTACTAGAAGATGATTCGACATATAAAGAAGAAGAACTAACAGAAGAAGAGGAGTGTGAGGCATGCAACATATGAAAAGTGTTTTTAACAAAGAAAAAGGATTAGACTTTACAAAACAACCAATGTTTTTTGGTAAAGATTTAGCATTACAAAGATATGATACATTTAAGTATCCTATATTTGATAAACTTACACAACAACAATTAGGTTTCTTTTGGAGACCTGAAGAAATATCTTTACAAAAAGATAGAAATGATTATCAGAATCTAAGAGAAGAACACAAATTTATATTTACATCTAATCTAAAATATCAAACAATGTTAGATAGTGTACAAGGTCGTGGACCAGCACTTGCATTTTTACCTTTCTGTAGTTTACCTGAATTAGAATCTTGTTTAATAACATGGGATTTTATGGAAACAATTCACTCTAGGTCATACACTATATTATAAAGAACTTATATCCAAATCCTAATGAAGTATTTGATACTATCATTGATGATGAAAAGATAGGACAAAGAGCAAAATCAGTAACAAAAGCATATGATGATTTAATTGAAATAGGTTATAAAAAAATAATGGGACATGATGTAAATGAATACGAACTTAAAAAAAGATTATGGCTTGCATTATGCACAGTAAACATTTTAGAAGGTTTAAGATTTTATGTATCATTCGCATGTAGTTTTGCATTTGGTGAATTAAAACAATTAGAAGGTTCTGCTAAGATTATATCTCTTATCGCAAGAGATGAATCACAACATCTAGCAATATCTCAAAAAATAATTAATAACTATCGTGAACATGAACAAGATAAAGTTATGTTACAAGTAATCAAAGATACTGAACAACAAGTTTATGATATGTATGATGAGGCTGTTCAAGAAGAAAAAGATTGGGCAACATACTTATTGACAAAAGGTTCTATGATAGGATTGTCTGAAAAACTTTTACATAGATTTGTAGAACACATGGCAAACAGAAGAATGAGAACTATAGGTTTAGAACCTAAATATGACCAAAAAACAAATCCACTACCATGGGTACAACATTGGTTAAATTCAAAAGGTTTACAAAATGCACCACAAGAAACAGAAATTGAAAGTTATGTTATTGGTGGTATTAAACAAGATGTAGAAAAAGACCAATTCAAAGAATTTAAATTATGATTGAATATCAATACTTGAATATAGAATGTACGAACTGTGATACGCCGTATGAAGTAAGGTGGGATGCCGAACATCCATCAGCACCTTTAACTTGTCCATTCTGTGGACATGAATTAGAAGATGAGGCCTTTTTAGATGAAGAAAATACAAGCAATTGGGATTGATTACAGTTTAAATTCGCCAGCAATTTGTATTGCAACCGGCGACTTATCATTTGAAAACTGTAAATTTTATTATGTATCTTCTAAGAAAAAATATATTGGTAATTTTGGTAAAAATATAATAGGTAGTGAATATAAAGAATGGACTGACCCTATACAAAGATTTAATAATCTTGCTAAGTGGTCATTGCAAACTATAAGAAGTTATGGTGATATGAATTTATTTGATGGTGAACAAACTGTACATATAGAAGGATATTCTTACGGCAGTAAAGGTCAGGCAATATTTCAAATTGCAGAAAACTGTGGTATATTAAAACATGTTTTACTTACAAAAAAATTAAAGTATGATACAGTAGTGCCTAGTATTGTTAAGAAATTTGCAACAGATAAAGGTAATGCAAATAAAGAATTGATGTATGAACAATTTTGTAAAGATACAAAAACTGATTTAATGAAAATGATGGATATGCAAACACTATCTAATCCTGTAACAGATATTGTGGATGCTTATTACATTGCGAGATGTGGTTATGAAAGTATTAAAGTCAAATAATAGTGTTCCTTCAACAGTATTTCAAGAAGGACCTAAATTAACAACACAAATGTTTCCTGTTAAAGATATACTTATTACAGCACCTAGAAATTGGCTTGAAGATAAAATGAAACCATTTACAGAAAGTATTGAAAGTGTAGGTATGATGTGGCCTGTTATATTAGTACACTTAGATAATTATTGGGAACCAATGAAGTCTAGAAGATGGCCAAGACATAATTTAGAAGGTGATTTTGTAGAGGGTTATGGTGTGCATACAGGAAACAAAAGAGTTATTTGGGCACAAGAAAATAATTATGATTTAATAGAGGCATATGTTGTTACAAATAGAAATCAAAAAGATGATATTGTA